TCCATGCCCGACGACGACATGGTCCCGATCACTCTGACCGCGTTCGACAACGAGAAGGTCCCGGTCCCCTCCGACTTCTCCGACCCCAACGGCGAGTTCGTGGCGCCGTTCACCTGGGTCGAGGACAACGCCGACCTCGGCGAACTGGTCGTCGCCGCCGACACCCTGTCGGCGAACCTGCGCTCCCACGTCGGCCAGACCGGCACCCTCACCATCACGATCACCGACGCCAACGGCAAGGCACTGGCCCCGGTGAGCGTCGAGATCGACCCGGGCGCCGTGACCAGCGTCGGCGCGGTGTTCGGCCAGCTGGTGCCGCGCGACGACAACCCGCCCGCGTAGCGATGTCTGCGATGAAGAACCTTCAGGCCGAGGGCCACGCCCTGATCGCGCAGCTCGAGGAGAAGGAACACGAACTCGCCGCGGCGTTCCGCGACTGGTTCAACAGGCTCACCGGCGCGGTCCCGGCGGTTGAGGCCGAGGTGAAGGCCGACGCCGAGCAGGTCGCGAAGGACGCTGTCGCGGCTGAGGCGCCGGTTGCCGCTGAGGCGATGCAGGACGTGGCGGCGGTCGCCGACCATGCTGTGACCGGTGTGACCGTGGCGGAGACCAAGACCTCCTGATGGTCCAGGCCCACGACGTTCACATTGGCATCCAGCACGGCGCCGACTGCACCTGCCACAAGCTCGACCCGATCTGCGTCACCCCGGTCATCGTCCACGACGACTGCCCCGGAAGCGGCATACCGCAGCAGCCACGCGAGCCGGCCGAGACAGTCGGGCGCATCGCCATCACCTGGCCGTCGCCACGACACGAATACGCACCGCTGGGCGCCTGGGAAATCCAGATCCACGACCTCGACGCCGACCTGCCGATCCTGACCGCCACCGGTATGCGCATCGCCATCAGCGCAGACGGCTGGGATTCCGGTGGTATCTACGCCGACCTGACACTGCTGGTCGGCGAGGACGGCGAACCGATCCCGAACGACGGCAACGCCGCTATCGACGAGGACAGCGGCCGGGTGCGGACTGGCGCGTTCCGGTACGCCGTTACCGAGATGCGGACCGCAGGCCCTGCTGAAGCCAAGAGCTGAGGGGGTTGCCGTGGCGCCGACCGACACTACGTTCCGATGCGACCCGGCAGCGGTACCGTGGCCAGCCGCCGGGCTGTACTTCGTCGTGAAGACGCACGGCTTCATCCCGTGGCTGATTCGACGCGCCTGCCACTCGTGGGCGGATCACGCCGGGGTTGTCCTTGAAGACGGCGCCATTGTCGAAGCCGAACCCGGCGGCGTCCGGCTCGGGCACCTGTCCGAGTACTACGGCTGCCGCATCGCGATCAACTCCGGCGAGGAGATCACCGCCCAGCAGCGCGCCGCGGTCGTCGCAGCCGCACGGGCAACGATCGGGATCCACTACGACGACCTGGCAATAGCCGACGACGGGCTCGAAACCCTCGGCGTGCACTGGCAATGGCTTGCCAAACGCGCCGCAGGCAACGGTGAACTCATCTGCTCGGCGTTGGTCGCTCGCGCAGGACGCGCCGCAGGTCTGGACTGGGCATGCGGGCAGCCAGACTTCGAGCAGGTCACGCCCGCCATGTTGAGTCGTCGCTCTGGCATGCAGCCCTGGAGGTACCCGGAATGACCCTCACCGGCCGAGCCGCTGAAGAACATCCCGAAATCAACGACCTGAAGTCCGTCCGGTACGGCCTCGTCACGCACGCCGCGCGTATCAACGGCGCTGGCGGACGTGCCTGGGTCACCGCAGGACCCGGCCGCCCCGACTTCGGTGACGTCGATTCCGGGACCGGCGCCTACCAGGCGGTCGCCACCGGCATGACCGAGACCGAACGACGCGCAGCCGGACTGAGGCGCAACGGCAGCCCCCGGCACAAGGACGGCGCCTGATGGCCGACACCCGCACCGTCTACGTCAGCATCGGGAACTCCGACGACAAGCTGACCCAGGCCCGCTGGTCGGAGTTCCACGCCAAGGTCACCGCCACCGTCCGCAGCCACGCTCTTCGCGTCTACGGCGACTGGACCTCCGGCAGCGCCGACCCGTGGCAGAACGCATGTATCGGCTTCGAAATCGGCTACGAGACCACCGAACGCCTCCGGCGGGACCTGGCCGAACTCGCCGCCGAATACGGCCAGGACTCGATCGCCTGGGCCGAGGCCGAAACCCGGTTCATCACCCCCGCAACGTCCGAGCCCGCGGTCACGCCGACGACAAACAGCCTCGCCGACGACGCGCTCGACTGGGCGCGCAAACGGGGACTGTACGAAGACCGCGCCGGCGGCACGCCCGTCACCATCCACCAGGACCCTGACGGCACCGTCCGGATCGTTGACCCGCCGAATGTCGTCGCGATCGACATCGCGCTGCTGCGTAACCGCGGACTGTCCGGCGTGACCTTCGCCGACGGGGTCCTCACCGTCGAGGCAGAGCCCGAAACGGTTCGATACCGGCTGCTGCATGCCACCGACCACGGCTTCACCATCGTGTTCCGGCGCGAAGACCCGGCCGGGAGGCAGTAGATGAGGACCCGATATGGGCCGTGAGCGCGGCAACCAGAAGCACCAGAGCGCGCTGCTTCGTGCCCGCATCGTGGAGCTTCGCGACGAAGGTCTGACCTTCCGCGAGATCGCCGCCGAAGTGAACCGCGACGTGCACACCACCTGGAACCACTACCAGAAGGCCATGCGGGACATCCCGGCGCCAATGGTTGCTGCGCACGCCGAGCAGATGGCGAACCGCCGCGAGGAGCAGCTGCGCCGCATCGACATGGAACGCGAAGCCGTTCTCGAGGTGCTGGCCGCACGCCACGTCACCGTCTCCAACGGCAAGGTCATGTACGAGGACAGCGAGGCGATCCTCGACGACGCGCCGGTCCTGGCCGCCGTCGATCGCCTGGTCAAGCTCGACGACCAGGAAGCGAAGCTACTCGGCCTGTATGCCAAGACCGAGGTCAATGTCAGCGGCGGCGTGAAGTACGAGGTCGTCGGCGTCCCGGTCGAAGACCTCATGTGACCGCGCCGGCTGTCGTCCGCTACGAGCCGCGCGGCGCGGCGGTCGAACTGTTCAAGAGCACCGAGAAGGAAGTTCTCATCTCGGGACCGGCCGGCACCGGCAAGTCGGTGGCCGCACTGTTCCGCATGCACCTGGCCGCACTGAACAACCCCGGGTTTCGCGGCCTGATCGTGCGCAAGACGGCTGCGTCGCTGGGCTCGACGACACTGGTGACGTTCGAGAAGAAAGTCGCCTCCGAAGCGCTGGCTGAGGGCGTTGTTGTCTGGTACGGCGGCTCACCTCGCGAAGCGCCGTGCTACCGCTACTACCGCGACGGCAGCGTTTCATCAACGATCGTCGTCGGCGGGATGGACAAGCCGGCCAAGATCATGTCGAGTGAATATGACCTCATTTTTGTCGACGAGGCCACCGAGCTCACTGTCACCGACTGGGAATCAGCCCGCACCCGCCTGCGCAACGGACGCCGCGCCCGCCAGCAGCTGATGGGTGCCTGCAACCCCGACTCCGAACATCACTGGATGAACCAGCGCGCCACCGAAGGGCGCCTGCGGATGCTGTACTCCACGCACCGCGACAACCCCGCCTACGTCAACCGTGACGGCAGCCTGACCGAAGCCGGCCGCGACTACATTGACGGAACCCTCGCCGGCCTGACAGGTATCCGGCGCAAGCGGCTGTACGAAGGCAAGTGGACATCGGCCGAGGGTGTCGTCTACGACGGCTGGGATCCCGCGATCCACCTCGTCGACCGGATGCCGACGAGCAGCAAGACGTGGATCCGCTACTACTCGGTGGACTTCGGGTTCAGCAACCCCTTCACGTGCCAGTTCTGGGCCGAGGATCCCGATGGGCGCCTCTGGCTGTACCGCGAGATCTACCGCACCAAACGGCTCGTCGAAGACCATGCCATGGACATTCTCGCCACCGTGCGCCGCCCGCACGGGGACGTCAACTGGACTCAGTCCGGCCGCACCCCGGACCCGAAGAACCCGGCGCATTGGGAATGGAACGAGCCCAAGCCCCGGGCCGTCATCTGCGACCACGACGCCGAGGACCGGGCCACCCTGGAGCGGTACCTAGGCATGTCGACCGTCGCGGCCCGCAAGTCCGTCTCCGACGGTATCCAGGCCGTGCAGTCGCGGTTGAAGGTCCAGCCCGACGGGAAGCCGCGGCTGTTCGTCGTGCGGGGAGCTTTGGTTGAGCCGGACCCGGATCTCGCCGCGGCAAAGAAGCCACTGTGCTTCGCCGACGAGATTCCCGGCTACGTATGGCCGACCGGAGTGAAACCGGACAAGCGTGAAGCGCCGGTCAAAGAAGACGACCATGCGATGGACGCAGGCCGCTATATGACAGCGCACCGTGATCTCGGCGCCCGACCAGGAATCAGGATCGTCAGATGAGCACAGCCACCGTCGGCGCCCACACCCGCCAGCCCGCGAACCGCTGGGCTCCCGCACGCCAAGGCTTCGCAGCGTGGCGCCACAAGGCCGCGCTCAAGGTGCGGGGCGCCTCCGTTCACATCGTCGGCGCCCAGGCCACCGCCCGCAGGGTTGTCCTGACCGCCACCGCGTTTGGTTTCCTCGACGCCGCAGCCTGGGACTTCAAGACCATCGCCGGGCTGGCCGCCACGGGCGTTTCCCTGCTGCTGTTCAACGAGTGCTTGAACTGACCGTCGCCGAACGCCCCTCCCCCACCTGAACAAACCGGCGGGAGGTGCGCACGTGGTCCGGTCGGTGTTCAACGTCGTCGGCTCCCTGTTCAACAAGAACGCCGACGCCTCCCCGGTCCCCTACGCCGCACCCGGCCGCTACATCATCCCCGCGCTGTCCGGACGCTCGGACAACGAGGTCTACATGCGGACCATGGGGACCGCAGGCACCATCTTCCAGATCGTGTCGATCCTCGCCGGATCAGTCGCCGCCCCGCAGTGGCACCTGTACCGCAAAGCCAAGGCCGACGGGCGCGTCCGCTACACCACCGGCGACCGCGGATCCGACCAGCGCACCGAAGTGCTGCAGCACCTGGCACTGAACGTGTGGAACAACCCCAACCCGTTCAACACCGGCTCCGCGTTCCGTGAGGCCGGCCAGCAGCACATGGAACTCACCGGCGAACAGTGGTGGGTCGTCAGCCGCGACAGCCGCGCCACGTTCCCCACGGGCCTGTGGCTGGTGCGCCCGGACCGCATGGAGCCGGTCACCGACGCCGAAACGTACATCAAGGGCTACGTCTACACCGGGCCGTCCGGCGAGCGCGTGCCGCTGATGCCGGATGAGGTCATCCTCACCAAATTCCCGAACCCGTTGGACCCGTACCGCGGGCTGGGCCCGGTGCAGTCGGTGCTGGTGGACCTGGACGCCATGAAGTACGGCGCCGAGTGGAACCGGAACTTCTTCATCAACGGCGCCACGCCCGGCGGCATCATCACCGTGCCGAACAACATGAGCGACGACGAGTTCGACACCTTCACCAACCGGTGGCGCGAAGCCCACCAAGGCGTCGCACGTGCTCACCGCGTCGCGGTCCTCGAAGGCGGCGCCACCTGGTCGCCGACACAGATCAGCTTGCGCGACATGGACTTCTCCAACCTGCGCAAGGTGAGTCGCGACGTCATCCGCGAGGCCTGGGGCATCCACCAGTCGATGCTCGGCAACTCCGACGACGTCAACCGCGCGAACGCCCAAACCGCCGAGGAAGTCTTCGGGCGCTGGAAGGTCATTCCACGGCTGGACCGGATCCGCGACACCCTCAACAACGTCTTCCTGCCCATGTTCGGCTCCACCGGCGAAGGCGTCGAGTTTGACTACGTTAACCCGCTGCCGGACGACCGGGAAGCCGACAACGCCGAGCTCACCGCGAAAACAACCGCGTGGGCGGCGCTGGTCAACGCCGGCGCCGACCCGAATGATGCTGCCGAAGTCGTCGGCCTGCCGGCCATGAAGATGGTGGCGGTCCCAGCACTGCCGCCCCCTGTGCCGGCCCCTACGACAAATCCCGGCGAGCTCGAGCAGGCGGGCGAGTCTGACGGTGAACCCGCCGAGGACGACAACCAGCCCGGCAACCGGATGCGCGACGACGCTCGCGCCATCTTCAACGCCGCGGCTACCGACCACGACCCCGCCGCCGTGGACCTGTCCGCCATGGATGCCCAGCACCAGCAGGCCACCGATCAGCTCGCAGCCGACTACTCCCAGCAGATCACGCCCGACCAGCAGCAGCAGCTCGTCGACCAGATCCGGCAACTCGTCGAGTCCGAAGCAATCGGCCAACTCGGGAACATGATCATCAACTACGAGGCGGCGAAAGCGCTGATTCTCCTGGCGATGTCGGCGTTCGGAGTCGTTGCGGCGAAGCAGGCGTCGAAGGAAGCGGCCGAGCAGGGCGTCAAGGGCGTGCCTCCGATCGCGCCGTCCTCGGCCCAGCTCGACCAGATGGCCGAAGCCACCGCCTCCCTCATGGCCAACGAGATCGCGACCTCCGCAGGCCGTGAGGCTGCGCGGATAGCCGGCGGCAACACGCGGCCTGACCCGCAGCAGGTTGCGGACCATGTTGAAGCGTTCCTGCATGGGCTGTCGCAGGCCAGCGTCAAGACGCACCTTGCGGGCGCGCTTGCCGCGGCACAGAACCAGGCCCGGCACGGCACCTTCATCAACGGCCCGCGGTGCGAGCTTCTGGCGAGCGAGATCAGAGATCGATCAACTTGTTTCGCCTGTGAAGAAATCGACGGTCATTCCTTCGGCTACAGCGATGACCCTGCTGCCGTTGCCGCAGCATCCGCGGCCTACCCGACGTCGGGCTACATCCACTGCCAGGGGCTGGAGCGCTGCCGTGGCGCGCTGATCGCCCGGTACGAGGTGGTGGCGGAGCCGGAGAACTCTTCCGATCGCACGGTGCTGACGATGCTGCGCCGGCTGGCCGACCTTCTGGAAGCGCCCGAGGCGCACATCAACGGACACGAACTTGAGGTGAGCGCGTGATGGATCTGTCGCGCCTGAAGACGACACGCACCATCGCGAACCTGAAGGCCGGGCGGAACGACTGGTACCGGATCGTCAAGAACCAGGCCGACCCGGCCCGGACGTCCGTACTGATCTACGACGAGATCGGCTACTGGGGAATCACCGCCCAGGACTTCATCAACGACTTGAAGCAGGTCACGGGCCCGATTGACTTGCACCTCAATAGCCCTGGTGGCGAGGTCTGGGACGGCATTGCCATTCACGGGTTCCTGTCCGGCCGCGGCGACGTCACCACTTACGTCGATTCTCTGGCTGCTTCCATCGCCTCGGTGATCGCGATGGCCGGTACCGAAATCGTCATGGGCCGCAACGCCAGCATGATGATCCACGACGGCTTCGGCCTCGTGGTGGGCAATGCGGCCGACATGCGCGAGCAGGCCGAGCTGTTGGACCGCGTCAGCGACAACATCGCCTCCATCTACGCCGACCGCACCGGCAAGCCCAAGGACAACTGGCGCACGGCGATGCTCGCCGAGACCTGGTATATCGGCCAGGAAGCCGTCGATGCGGGACTTGCCGACCGGCTGGCCACGCCCGGCAGCGGCGTAGCCGCAGAGCCGATGGTCACGCCGGGGTCCGAGCCGGACATGGACGCACCGCAGCCTGCGATGGCCATGGCCGCGCACTTCGACCTGTCGATCTTCCGCAACACCCCGGCGCCGCTGCGGAACTCCGCCGAACAGGCCACGCCCGAATCGGCCGCGCCGCCACCGGCGCCGCCGCCTGAACTTGCTCCTCCCGTTGTCGAAGCCCCGGCCGAACCCGACCGGGGCTTCGTCGTTCCCGAGGCCGAAATCCAGGGCGAGCCCGGACCCGAGCCGGAGCCGCAGCCGGCGTCCCAGCCCATCGAACAGGAGCCCGCGATGGACACTGCGCGCGTCGCCGAGGAGCTTCTGGCCCTCATGCGCGACGGCTTCAAGAAGGAGTTCGGCAGGAGCCCCACGCCGCTCGGCATGGAATCGATGCCGCTGCTGAACAAAGCGCTGGCCGTGCATCACACGGCCACGGTTGACGAGCCGTGGGACGGCCCGGCTGCCGTAAAGGCGATGCCGAACGACGACGCGGTGCTCCGGTACTGCTTCGCCTGGATGTCCGACGAGGCCGCGGCCGAGAAGCCCGCAGAGGGCGACGACGACGCGGACGACAAGAAGTCGAGCTACGCCTTCCCTCATCACAAGACCAAGGGCGGCCCCGCAAACCTCGCGGCCTGTCGCAACGGCCTGGCGCGACTTGAGGGATCTTCCATCCCCGACGCAGACAAGGTCGGCGTCAAAGAGCACCTGCAAGCCCACCTTGACGACGCCGACAACGGCGACGACGAAGGCTCCGGCGACACCGAAAACCACACCCACACCGACTTCAACTTCGTGTGGGACCCGAGCATGACCGCGGCCTTGAAGGAGGCAATGCAGTGACCACAACCGCCATCCCGACGTCCTCGGCCGAGCTCGAGGAGTGGATGAACGACGGCGAACGCATGACGAACGTCTTCAAGGAGGGGAAGTTCAAGGAGTTCGTCGGCAACTACCAGGCGGCGAACGCCAAGGCGAACCCGGACATCAAGGCCGAGATCGCCGAGCAGGTGCAGCTCGGCATGGCCGCCTTCATGAAGGACAGCGGCGAGAAGGCAGGCAGGCCGCCGGTCGACCTCACCGCGGAACTCACCTCCGGGCCGGCCGCGCAGCCGCGCGTCCACTTCGAAGACAACGGCCGGCGCACTAGCGCACAGAAGGCCCTCAACGGCCAGCGCGCCATCGGCCGCGCCCTGGACGGCATGTTCCAGGACTCCGCCGAGTTCTTCCGCGCCACCCACTTCGACGAGATGCGGGTTAACCGCTCCACGGACCTGTCGGCGAAGCGCGCCAAGGTCACCGAGATCATGAACTCCTTCGGGAGCGAGGTCCCGGCCGACGGTGGCTTCCTGATCCCGGAGACCCTGCGCAGCAACCTGCTTCAGGTCGCCCTGGAGCAGGCCGTCGTCCGGCCGCGGGCGCAGGTCATCCCGATGGAGACGCTGCGCGTCCCGATCCCGATGATCGACTCCACCAGCAACGTCTCCTCGGTGTTCGGTGGCGTGATCTGCTACTGGACCGAGGAAGCCGCGGCTCTCGTCGAGTCGCAGGCCAGCTTCGGCCGCGTCACCCTGGACGCCAAGAAGTTGACGGGCTACGCCGAGATCCCCAACGAGCTTCTGGCCGACGCCCCGGCGTTCACCAGCTTCTTCGACGACGTCTTCCCCCGCGCCCTGGCCTGGTACGAGGACATCGGCTTCATGAACGGCACCGGCGCCGGCGAGCCCCGCGGCTTCGTCAACTGCCCGGCGGCCGTCGCGGTCGCGGCTCAGGCTGGCCAGCCGTCGGCGACGATCGTGTGGGAGAACATCGTCGCGATGTACGCGCGGATGCTCCCGACCGCGCTGCAGAACGCGGTGTGGATCGCGAGCATCGACACGTTCCCGCAGCTCGCGACGATGGCGCTGTCCGTCGGCACCGGCGGTTCCGCGGTGTGGCTGGGCAACCTGCAGCAGCCCGGCTCGGCCGTGCCGCCGGTCAGCATCCTTGGCCGTCCGGTCATCTTCACGGAGAAGACGCCGGCGCTGGGCAGCCTCGGCGACATCAACTTCGTCGACCTGTCGTACTACCTCATCGGCGACCGGCAGATGATGCAGTCCACGTCGAGCCCGCACTTCAAGTTCGCATCGGACAAAACGGTCTTCCGGATCATTAGCCGCGTAGATGGGCAGCCGTGGCTCCAGAGCCCCATTACACCTCATAACGGCGCTGGCGCGCTCAGCCCGTTCGTGAGCCTGGCGGCCCGCCCGTAGCCCACTGACCTGCTGGTCAGTCAAACCACCCAAGCCGACCACAACCGAACAGCACGGCGCACCACGAAGACCTCCTCGAGACCGAGCGGGGTCTTTCTGCTTTCCCGCACCACCCCATCGCAGCACCCGTAGGCGGCCGGCCTTCACCTCCCGGCCGCCGAGCAGGCAACCCCGGCAGTGGCGCCCCGGGGCCAAGTCACCAGCCAGAAAGGCACCATCATGGCAATGGAGGGCTTGGGTCGCGCCTACAACGTGATCCCGATCGCCGCAGGCGCCGGTTTCAGCCTCAAGGGGGCCACCGGCGTGACGTTCATCTGCACCGGCAACGACACTTTCACCCTGACCGTCGCGTCCACGTTCGGCGGCTCGTATGCGACGCCGGGCAACATCATCACCCGCATCTACACCAACACCAGCACCAACGGCACCGCCGCGTGGGTCAAGGCGTCGCAGGCCGCGTCAAACGCGGTCACGATCTCCTCCGGCACCGTCGCGTTCGAGGTATTCGGCATCCAGCTCGCCGACCCGAAGGCCTACGTCAAGGTCAGCGCTGGCTCGGGTGGCCTCGTTACCGCGATCCTGCACGACCTGACCGCCTCTCGCGGCCCGGCGAACCTCGCGATCCTGGGGGCGTGATCGTGACGACCCTGATTCAG